TAAGAAAGTTGGGAGTAGATGTGTATGATGATTTAATTGATCATAGCTATGACGATATCATTGATTGGCGGGAGAGATTAGACAACATGTTGATATCCGTTGACAAGTTAGTCAAACAAGACATCCCTGCATTGTTTGACCAAACTTATCACAGAAGAAAAAATAACGTAGATAATTTTTTTAGCGGCAAATTTGGAAATTCTAATTTAGAAGAGATTAACTTTTACATTGAAGAAAAATTAAGCAACTTGAGAATCTCGACCTAGATATTGATTCCATTTAGGATCTTTAACTCTAAATGGACTGTTTTTCCAAGCAGCAGCCAACGCCCAATAATCAGGACGATAAGGTTTGCGAATAGGTTTCATAAAACTTTTATCTGCCTTACGCCAATTGCAAGCTTTACAACTGGTCACACAGTTGGTCCATTCTGTCTTGCCACCCTGGCTTACAGGAACAACATGATCGATAGTTAAGCTATCAAAATCAAATGTATCTTCACAATATTGACACTGATAAAGGTCACGCAGGTACATGTTGTACCTAGTAAAATTTACCTTACGCTTGAAGTTAAAATATTCCTTTGTAATTGCTACACTGGGTACATTAATAGCCAATTTTTCGCTGTGAATGATCCAATCTGGATAAGTTTCAATAACTTGAATACGACCCAAATACATAAGCTTTACAGCATGTTGCCAATGGATAACACTCAGTGGCAGTACACTGATAGGAGTGTAATCTTTATTCAAAAGTAAAGTGTGTGACATAAGTAATTGTATGAAACCCAATGAAGCTACTATTATAAAGTCGCCGTATCAAAAGGTCAACTTTTCTGAAGAGCAAATAATAGAGTTTATGAAGTGTGCAGATCCGGATACAGGTCCGGAATATTTCATGAGCAATTATTTCTACATTCAGCACCCGGTTAAGGGCAAAATGTTGTATCAACCTTTTGAGTATCAACGGAAACTTATAGATACTTATCATCAAAATAGATTTAGTATTAGTCTAATGCCTAGACAGACTGGTAAAACCACAAGCGCAGCAGGATACTTGCTTTGGTTTGCTATGTTTCGCCCAGATTCAACTATCTTGATTGCAGCGCACAAGTATACCGGCGCACAAGAAATCATGCAGCGAGTACGATATGCATACGAACTTTGTCCAGACTGGATCAGAGCTGGTGTTACCAGTTATAACAAAGGCTCAATTGACTTTGAAAATGGATCACGTATAGTTTCACAAACAACGACTGAAACAACTGGCCGAGGTATGTCAATTACGCTACTATACTGTGACGAGTTTGCGTTCGTTAGACCCACTATTGCCAAAGAGTTTTGGACATCCATATCACCTACACTAAGCACTGGTGGTAAAGCAATTATTACATCAACTCCGAACAGCGACGAAGATCAATTTGCATACATCTGGAAACAGGCAAATAAAAAAATAGATGAATACGGAAACGAGCGTGCAGACGGATTGGGTGTAAATGGATTTAAAGGATATCAGGCCAATTGGTGGGAACATCCAGATCGCGATGAACAGTGGAAAAGTGAAGAAATTGGTAGAATTGGTGAAGAACGTTTCCGACGAGAACACGGCTGTGAATTCTTAATTTTTGACGAAACACTGATAAACTCTATTACATTGTCCGAACTGCAAGGGAGAGATCCTGTGGAATTACAAGGGCAGGTACGTTGGTATCAAAAGCCGCAACGAGATAAAACTTACATTGTTGGGTTAGATCCTAGTTTGGGCACAGGTGGCGACCCGGCCGCTATACAAGTATTTGAATTGCCCACGATGATACAAGTGGCCGAATGGCAGCACAATAAAACTCCGGTGCAGCGGCAAATTACTATTCTTAAAGAAATTTGCGAGTACATTCATGATACCATTGGTACTACCAACGATATATACTACAGCGTTGAAAACAATACTTTGGGCGAAGCTGCGCTTGTGGTCATTGCTGAATTTGGCGAAGAAAATATCAAAGGCACATTCATGAGTCAGCCAGTAAAAGCAGGACAGGCCAGAATACACAGAAAAGGGTTTACTACCACAAACAAGACAAAATTGGCTGTGTGCGCCAAACTAAAAAACCTAGTAGAAAATCGAAAAATTATCCTTGCTAGTAAAAACTTAATAAGTGAGTTAAAAAATTTTGTGGCCAGTGGAGTAGGTTTTGCAGCTAAAATTGGAGAAACAGATGATTTAGTAACCAGTTTACTTTTGGTACTAAGAGTGGTACAGGCGCTACAAAGTTATGACTCAGAATTAGACGAAAAACTTCGTGATAATACAGATGATTACATTGCCCCAATGCCTTTTATAATGTTATAACGATAAATAATATATTATGCGCGAACTAGACAAAATATCAGCAGCTTTATTTGATAAAATACGTGCCCGATTTGATCATGTCAATCTTGGGGACGAAAATGCACAAAGAATTACTGATCCTGAATCAGCACGTTTCTTTAACTTTGACTATATTAGTGAAAGTGGAGAAAACTTTGGTAATGTGACTATAAGTCTTATTGACGAGGACAGTGTAAAAGTATACTTTGGATCAAATATTACAGACGCACTCGACGAAGAGCAAGAAACAGAATGGTATAAATTTTTAAGAGGATTACGTGAATTTGCACGTAGAAATATGTTGTCCTTTGATGTTCGAGATATTAATCGCAGCAATTTGGATTTAAAAGATATCAAACAGCAGAGTGTGTCGGACGCAACATATGACAAAGAAGAATTAGCGATTGCTGAAAGCAAGTTGTACGGACATGGAAATAATCGCCGAATAAGTTTTGGTGATGTTGGTACACACAAGTTAATTATTAAACACCGAGATCAAATTGATCCAGACAGACACGGTGCTAGAGCAAGACAAATTGAACATCTGTTTATCGAAACGCCAATTGGCGAACGCTTTTTACTAGATCATAACAATTTGCACGGTGCAAGAGCAACAGCCAATCATTTGCGCCATGGTGGCAACATTGGGGATGAAGGCAGTCAACTTATCAACGAAATGGTCAAAGAAATGGCCAGCATGCGACATTTTGTTCGTAGCATGAAAAATAGAACTTTTGAGGATGCAGAAACTTCAGGTATGGTTGAAGCTGCTATACATCGCTATAATGAAGTTCGAAACAATTTGAAACGTTTTCAAGGTCGTCAAGGGCACGAACTACTAATGAACATGTGCGGCCAATCGCAGGATCTTGACGAAGTTGATGTTGATTCCCTGCGTGAACGTTTTGTTAAAAAAATATACGACGACAGGTTCAATGAAGCATTACCTTATGTTTACCGGGCTTACAAAAATAAACAAAAAATGGACACACCAATGACATTGGAGTTTGAATCCTGGGCAAATGAGATATCAGAACAAACCTGGGACGACGACACCGACGACAGAGACGAACAAGATTTAAATACTCTCATGCAAGCTCCTATAGCAGTAGGTGTTGATGCAGCAGATTCAATTGCTGCAATTTCGTCTATTGACTTTCTCAAGAGTGAAGATCTACATCAGGCTCTAATAAAGTTAAGTAAAAACCAAGGACCAGATGCCGATGCTAGACGAACCATTATTGGTTGGTTAGCATCAAATGGAGAAAACGCATTGGCCAATCAGTTCATGCAGATAATGCAACAACAAAATGCCAATACACAGCCGGCACCACCTCAACCCGTTCCGCAACCACAACCAGTTGGAGCCACAACAATGGACCAACCAGTGGTACAAGAAGATTTGGATCTGATGAAACGTTTGGCTGGTTTGGTTAAAAAATAATTAATTTTCATTTGACTTGATAAATAGTATTGTTATACAATTGCACGGTGCAGTTGTATATCTAGGCACAAACATTATGGCATTTTATAAGGAGAAACATTATGGCCACATCTTTAGCAGAAATTCGCGCAAAACTACAAGCGCAAGAAACACGTTCGCAAGGCGGACAATCACAAGGCGATAACGCCATCTACGCACACTGGAACATTCCAGAAGGCTCAAGCAGCAAAATCCGATTCTTACCAGACGCAAACGCAAAGAATGATTTCTTTTGGGTAGAGCGACTAATGATTCGCTTGCCATTTGCAGGCATCAAGGGACAATCAGATTCCAAACCAGTTGTTGTACAAGTACCGTGTGTTGAGATGTATGGCGACGCCTGTCCAATCTTGGCCGAAGTACGCACTTGGTTCAAAGACCCTGGTCTTGAAGAAATGGGTCGTAAGTATTGGAAAAAGAAATCTTATCTATTCCAAGGTTTTGTAAGAGAAAATCCTCTAGCGGATGACAAAACACCAGAGAATCCAATTCGTCGATTTGTTATTAGTCCCCAGATTTTTAATTTAATCAAGGCTGCACTAATGGATCCAGAACTAGAAAGCATGCCTACTGATTACACTGCTGGTTTAGATTTTACTGTTACTAAAACAAGTAAAGGTGGTTATGCTGATTACAGCACCAGCAAATGGAGCCGTAAAGAAACTGCGCTGACTGCACAAGAACAAGCAGCCATTGACTCACATGGACTGTACAACTTGAGCGACTTTTTGCCCAAGCGTCCAGGCGAAGTTGAACTTAAAGTGATCAAAGAGATGTTTGAAGCCAGTGTTGATGGTCAGGCATATGATCCAGATCGTTGGAGTCAATACTTTAAGCCTAGCGGCTTTACTGGTGGTAAGGGTAGCGATGACACAGAATCCGCTGCACCAGCGCCAGTAGCAAAGGCAGCACCTGCTCCAGTTCAGTCATCTACACCTTTTGAAGCTGACGAAGAAGATGACGCACCTGTTGCAACTGCACCAGTG